AATGGATTTCACTCGATTCTGATATTGCAAAGTTGCAAGCCCAACTCAAAGAAAAACGCGCACGGAAAAAACGTAATTCAGAGCAATTGGTCAACACCATGAAAACAAATAATATTGATTGTTTTGATATTAACGGTGGGGCTATTTTATACAAACGAAGTGTTGTAAAAAAACCATTAACCGGGCGGACAATGCTTCCTCTTTTAGAGTCTTATTTTGCAGAGAGCAACGTCAAACCAGAAGAGTTGACAAAGTTTTTAATGGATAATCGCGCAGAGAAGGTGAACGAGACAGTGCGACGGAAAATAGATAAATAATTTGATGGGCATAACCAATCATGGAAATCAGTTAGACAAATATAGTCTATACTATATAGATTTATAGTATGGAGAACACTAATATATTAGACACTGATATTTTGAATATTGGCGATGAAGATGCGACTAACATATTCCAGATGACATCAGATATTTCTGAACTTGTAGATAATATTTCTTCGGGTGGTGTGGATGCCGTCCGATATCCTATTGAAAAATATATGCATAAAGATGTGATATATCATACTAGAGAACACCATATCGTATGTATTCACCTGTGTGTATATCAACGACAGGTTGATTCACGAAAGCGTCCGTTTATTCAATATTTATTACGACTTGAGAACGGTGAGTTGGGATTTTACACCAAACCATTTTTCAACTCGGTTGACGGAAACCTCTACATAGAGTCGACAACAATGTTGAAAATACTTATGGCACATTATGGCAAGTTCCTTGTAGACGATGATATGTATGACTATACAGGGTTTCACAAGGATGGAAACGATGTATATATGTTTTTTGATGTAACAAAAAGTTGGGTTGCATATCATCTCCTCGACATGACAGATCCATTTTGGACTATTATGGTTCATGAGATTATAGACAATCATGCGGTATGTGGTCACCCTATATCGACAATTACACGCGATGTTTTTGAGAAACATCCTGAATTAAAGTTCCTTATTGACAGAGACGATAATCCGTATGCGTTGCCTCGAACAGGATACTCATTAGAAGACACCAAAAACTTAGACCGAGTTCTTCTTTTTGGAAAACATACTACTCCATTGCCTGCTTTAGGAGGTGAGTACTTTCAGTTTATGACTAGTTACGCAGATTGTGTGCACGGTAAGACAAAAGATGAACTAAAAGACAAGATTGTTGTTAGATATTATCTTATGTGCGACGAACCGATTAATTATCCTAGCGATATGGTATATGAAGAAGACGGTATAGGTCATGAGGAAACTAGTTATCACGCATTTACCTCAGATGGACGATATATTTTGGCTGTGAAAAGTTTTTATGCACAAACAACAATTACCGCATACAATGCTATACCAGATAACCTAGCAAATGAAACCATTCCTGAGATTACACCTCCAGTAGAAATATTAGAAGCGGACGAACATATATAATATTTTGATGCGTATATGTATACAACTTCACGATAGGCATGAAATTAAAACCCATGCAAATAATGATTACAATCGTTATTGGAAGTCTTTTAGTTTGGATCACATCTCGCATAATGCATTTTTACGCACCAGACGCAAAGGGAAATGGTATATACTACGCGTTCACACTATTTCTAATTTTTTCCATGGGGATTCTGGATCTAAATGAACCAACGATTGGACCTGACCCGTAGTGGAATGCTGGATATATTTATTATGATCACGATTTCATAATAAATAATGATACTAGAATGTCATTACAGTGACCCACGATACCGAAATCTATCAAACATTGACTCTTGTTCAGGAGTTTTAGGTATGATTAGTGGTTCACGATACCGAAATCTATCAAACATCGTTTCTGATTCGTCTATTGTTTCATCTGGTGACACAATTGGTGTCATATTTTTGACTGTCGACAACGTACGTATGTGATTTTTACTCTTGCGAATAGTATCCACTTTTGGCATTTGGTCGATAACATCAGAAAGTTGAACCAGGGTGAGAGAGAACTTCTCTCTTAGCACAGAACGCAGGTCAGATACAGATATATTAAAAAACTCACGAGAACCGCTAACACGACACCTAGCAAGGTGGTTATGAAGTCGCCTTTCTAGGTCATGTCCATGTGCGGTCAGTATCATAAACTCGACCACGAACGGAGTGGGAACACCTGTAGTAAATAATTGATTGGCGCGAAGCGCGGGATTGTTTCTTGTCCACCCTACCTTCACCATATTAGGACAAAAAGATGCGTTTGACATGCAATACACGTACTCAGTGTTCAATAATTTTGTATTTGTTATAGATGATTGCATATAATAACATAATAATAGAATAGAATATTTTGTGTTTATAGTGTTTTACAATTAGTATCCACTCCAATTACACTACTAGCAAATTACAATACCGAGTTTGAAATTACCCCGACTAAAAAGAAAAATGAAAAAAACCGATTTACTTTACGTAACCATATAGCACAAGAGTTATGAACACGCCAAAAAAGTTTTTCGAAAAAAGGTCAAGTATGTTATATGATATATTCTTCCAGTCGTATGGGAGAAGTGCTGCTACTCCGTAAAGTGACCACAAAGTAAAAAACACATAAAATATCGTACTTGTTCCTTCAACTCCTACAACATATTGTTTATAAATTATGTAAAAATATGCAAAGAAAGCAATTGACCCTAATGTAACCGCCAATGGTGTACCTATCTTTTTAATTTCATTCAGGAATCCGAATAAAAGCATGACTGCATTCAAAAAGATAATAGATAAGATTGGCCATAGTTCTTTCTTTACTATGCTTACGATACTAAGCGTTGAAGTGTCTACATTTGCATTTTTATACTTTAAAAATATAAAGTATGATATTGTTGTTATTAGCATGGTAGGTGTTGTAATCAACCAGTCGTAATATCTATTTGGGGTGATGTTGGATATTGTTAATAAATTATAGGTGAGCCAAATGTAAAATATAACTTCTATAATTTGAACGACTAGTTCTGCGTACACAAGTTCACGTAAAATCCGAACATTATCAGGGGTTTTATATTGTAAAATCCACACGTTACCTAAACCAGTTAAAATCTGAATGAGGAGTGAAATATATACAGTATATTTCAGAAGAGATTTTGTATCCATTGGATGTGTTGTATATATATATTGAACAATATTTTTTGATACACATCTTCGTTAGTGTAATTGTAAATCTAGGGGGGTTTATTTTATTCTTTCAAATATGATTAAAATACATACCTATAGTATAGTTCTGTACAATGCTTTCAACAGAAAACATATATATTTATTTTTTGTTACTGTGCATACCACTTAGGATCATCCTCGCGGTTATACCCATTTACCTAGATAAAAAGTATCTACAGTTCTACGGAATATTTCTCTCTCTAATCATGATGGGGTTTTTTTACTTATACTTCAATAATCTACGGTTGAATGCACCAGAAGGTGGAGGAACTACTTGGTGGTCTGATTATAGACTTCTTCATGCTTCTCTCTATATGTGTGCAGTTATATATGCTCTCCAGAAAAAAAGAACCGCATGGATACCACTCGGTATTGATGTCCTAGTCGGTATGGTATTATTTTTACACCGTCACTTTTACTAATATAATTGTATGTGTATCATTCTACATACTACATGCAAATATGTTTTAACTAAACATATTTACTAAACTAATCTGACACGACTAACGATGCGACATCAATTACATCAACCACTTCCACCTGAATGTTTGATGGGATCGTATCGAGATTCAACTGATCCACATACTCGCGTAGCACGCGCAGAGTCAGAGTTTGATCACAGTTCAACGTTGTGCACGGACCTGTCCATTTGTCTAATGGAAGTACCTCATTGAGAGAAGCGACGCGTCCCGCTGGACCACAATACTTTGCACCTCGGCGACCAGGACGCCCTGATGGACACTTGATGCGCCACTCACATGACAAACAGTTCTTATGAGTATCAAACCCAGAGAGAATCGCACAAAACTCCCACCCACCATTACATCGAGATGTAGCCTTTGCACCACCACTAATTTCACCATTATGCTGGCGTAAACGCCTCAATGGATTGTTTGTCGACCCGTTGTACGTAGCCCTTTTGTGTTGCGGTTGAGTATTACGCAGCAAGTAGCAGTACCACATACACTACCTATCTACTATATACATATACCGAGTTTTGTTGCACTATACGCTAGTTGTTGTACTATACGCTAGATATCAGGCCTCCCTCGGTCGACGATGACGACATCGACCCCAACTCAATTGCGACACTCGCCTCGCGTCGGAGGATGTCTCGAACGACATCAGGGTCGATGACATCTTCGAGGTTTCCGATAATTTCATCGTCCATGGGTTCGCGATTGTTCAGATTGGAGAATGTTTTCTTGAAGTCGCGTACGGTTTCTTTCTGGAATGCTTTGACCCGCTTCGATGCCGCCGTATGCTCCAGTTTATCACGAAACTGTGCAGCGCGCTGCTTCTGCATATTTTCTTCGGTGTACCACGGGTTGCGCGATTCGTTAGTTGGAACCAATACGTCACATATTTCGGGTTTTATGATGTCTTTGATTAATTCGCCTCTTTTCGTACCTGGTGCAAACATTTTGTTAAACTGCTCGACAATAGGTTCGGGGATTACTGGACTCGTTTCCATGAGACGATCATACTCCTCTTTGCACATCTTCAAGAACTGGATCACTGGTATTCTCTCTTTAGGGTGTTTGGCAAGTTCAGTCTTAATGTTTCTGTAAAACTTGTCCCATGCGATACTGCTGACACGGTGCGCTTCGTTAAGTTGGGTGATCTTCAAAAACTGCTGAACAGTGGTGATGATACCTGCGATGATGTTGAGCATACCCACACTCATGGCGAAGGTGCCTCGATACTCGAGGGGTACTCGTTCTTGGGAAAAGTTGGCGGCCCCAGCCAAGGTTGACATGACGATGACGGGGAGGGTGTACCACATATTTCGACGTGAATACGATGCAGTGGCCTTGGAATGCAGTAACCGCATGCACATGGATTTGTCTGCCCACTCAACGAGTATATTTTCATGGTCCACCGCCCATTCTGCGTCGATCGTGACTTTTGGGGTTTTAGAAGCATCGGATGTAGGCTCGTCGGAATCGGACGTGTCTGGCATTATATGTACAAGTTACATATTTTATTTCCGTGTACACTACACATCCAAGCCGCGGTACAGAATGGTTCCTATTGATAATAGATCCATTGATGAGAGAGTAGATAACTTGCGTATAGAATACATACATATAACTGATATGACAAGTGAGAATGGTCATTTATTTGAGACGTTGAAAGAGAAAATTATAAAACTACAGACATGTTACAACGAATATATCACCGATCATACAGGACATTTGTTTATTTTTGGCCTAGACTGTTTTAACTATCAGGCAAAGATTATTGATGTAGAATATGACGATATGCGCCGTCTCTATTCTTCCATTACAAATCGCATGTATTGTGAATACTACAAATTACATCAGATTATTATCAAATATATTCACGATAATATAGACGACAAAAAGGTGTTGGATGTAGTGACAAACAATGATAGTTTTCCTAGATATAAGGACCTAGAACCTTACAAGCAATACGGGATAGAGCTGATTACCCAGGTACACGACATTATACTATTGTTGTTCTCCAACTTAAAGAGTGTTCTGGACAAAAAAAACGAAGAGTTGCGCATACATAAGACGAAGAGTGATATTGGTTTTAATATTGATAATTTTATACAGACGCTTCATTTTGAATATGTGGTATTGGAACAGAAACTCAAACTCTTTATCTCTTACTTGGAGTTCTTTCATAAACTTCATACAAAGTATTTGAAGCGATTTACGAGTAAGATGAATCTAATTACTAGTCAGATCAATCACGATATTCAACTGGATTCTCCCGCAAAGACGCGGGAGAGGCGACGGTCGATGATCGCCGACTTTAAGGAGGATTGTGCGGATCCTGCGCTACTGAACCAACTTGCAGACGGTTTATCTGTGATCGAAAGCGATGATGATAAAGTAGAACATGTGGAAGAGGAAAAAACTTCTAACGAAGTAGATGTGACATCGGCAGTAGTACCCAATACAATATTGCATAAGGGAATACCTATTCGTCCCAGACATACACCTGAAACGGTGCATTGGGTAACCAATAACACATCTCCAGAGGCAACACAAACAATAACTAAAGAAACTAATAGATATTTCTTGGGCGATATGTTTCAGACAGTGGATAGTGAGCCATCTGCTTCATCGAAGATGGTTAGTGACGTACAACCGATTAAACAACATACAACCAACAATGTTTCTGTGGAGTGTCGACCAACTGATATTGAATTGTTAGCTGTGCTGTCATTGAATGAACCTGAAACTGATGCAGTCTCCAACTCCATAGTATTGTCGCCATTGACTGACACAGAACCCGACGTTATCCCCGAGCATGAGCCCGAACCCGAACCCGAACCCGAACCCGAACCTGAACCTGAACCTGAACCTGAACCTGAACCCGAACCTGAAC